TATATAGAGAGTTAAGAGTCATAGATACTTGTGAGTATGGGGAGTTTCATGTCATTGATGTGCAGCTTAGGGCATTTTCGGATAGCCGTTTTTCAATCGATTTTTTAGCTTACTTTAAAAATTTCTACCTTATAGAATGGTATCTCTTAATGATATGCAACAAATGGCTCAATCAGCCTATACAGGAAAAACACTTCTTCATGTAGGGACTTTTACACTTTTCAAAGCTACTCCGACATTAAAATTTTATTATGACGGCAATATCATCATAGTATCTATACGAGGCACTTCAGATTCTAAAGATTTCGCTGCATGGCCTAATATTGCTTTTGGAACACTTGATCATACTGAGAGATTCAAAGAAGATTTACATACCCTCTTAGAAATTCAAAAAACATATCCGCCATCTCACTTCCATTATATTGGAGTAGCTCATTCTCTTGGTGGTGCTATTTTAGACAGATTCTTACGAATGGGATTAATAAAAAATGGTCTATCTTATAATGCCGCCGTAGAACCACAAGAACTAAGAGGCAATCCAATGCACAGGCGCATCTATAACAGAGCAGACCCCCTCTACCAAATTGCAGGGCATCTTATACCAGGAGTTGAAGTAAGACCTATTAGTCTTGCTACTGGTGTAAGAAGTCTTTTTTCTACTCTGTATGCTTCTTATAAAAGTCACATGATATCAAATTTTGTTGGAGGTGCTAAACATGACCAAGATCTCAGGAATTTCTAGGGAATGGCAGCAACAGCTGTGCTATAAGTCGCAAAGACGTTAGTGTTCTCGGATTTGTGAAGAAAAGTAATCTGTTGACCTGACGGATCTGTGGTAGCGAACTGACGCATTCTAATATGTGTCATGACACGAAATCCACTAGCCCAGAGAGTCGCTAAATCTATATTGATTTTTAAGACAAAAAAATAAATTTGATTAGGAACTTGACTCCTATTAATCGAAAAAGCATTCTGCAATGATACTGCTGGATAAGCGACATTATTAATAGAGTCGTAAATAGTATATGTTGTTGACCCCATATTTAAAGCAAATGCTGCTAAGAAAAAACTAAGACTTACATTTATAGTAAATGTCCCAGAAGAATAAGGTGTCTGAGTAGCAATGCTTGTTGCCCATATTGATCCCGGAATCTGACTAATCGGAATATCTCCATTAGTTAATCCATTAATAGGATTAGGATTCATTACAGAATTCACTAAAGTGCCTATAAGAGAAATAGAAGGGTGCACAGTTGATAATTTAACATTTGGAAACCCTGTAACTATTACAGAACCACTTATATCTATTACCCCATTATTTGCAATATTAGGTGTTTGGGCTGTGCTACTATTTATTAGACCTGTTGATGCTGTCAGAGAAAGTAGTCCTGTATTATTAACGAGGGGCAAGAGACCCGCACCTACTGTTACACCTGAATTAGGAGGAGAAGTCAGTGATAAGAGACCAGAGCAAGATATTAAGAGATCTGAGTTACCAGTAACTGCAATCCCAGATGATGGCAATGCGTTCACATGAATAACACCTGTATTACTCACTGTATTACCCACAACAGAAATACCCGGGTTTGGAAGTAAAGATATAATACCAAGATCTTCTAAAATGGGGTCTTGTTGCGTCCCAAGATTGTTTAAATTCTGACCAATAGCTAATTCACAGACACCATTGTTTGATATCTGTGGAGTAGACGTAGGGCCTACTGTTATGTATTCTGACCCCTGAATCTCTTGAACACCTGCAGCGCCCTGTCCAAAAATAGCCCAAGCTGTCATATTTATTGAAGGATCACCACCATCTAAAATAGTGGTTGAAGGACTGATATTTACATACGACCCACTTGTAATCGGAGAGACTGCAATATCATTTCGATAATACACTTCTGTTGGACTCCACCCCCCACGCCAATTGACAGCCGTAGGAAGAGTATTTAGACGGTTTAGAGGTGTTGAAAGATCTAAGGCAGATTGTGCTGCCATTCTATTATAACTGTGAATTTTTTATTGTAAACCAGACGGCCAATAAGTGGCAAGAAATGTTGGCACTGCACTCTGAAGAACTAAACTTCCATTTGTATTATTATATATCCTTATCTGATTTACTTCTCTCATTCCTGTAGCTCTGGCATCGGCTACATTGAAATAGACCATACCCACAGCAGTTGTAATAGGATAGCCCTGACCAACAGTCAAATAGTTATTATTTAATATAGTCGCTGAGACATACTCGTGATTTAGGACTCCATCAAAAAATGCTACATAGAAAACATTCTGAACCACTGCCCCTGCACCAGCCGCAACAAAATTAAGAATTACTTCTGACATATCTATCATAAATATACCCGTCGCATCTGGTGCGCCATTGGCAAGATAATCTCTAAAAATATTAGGGCTTATTGGAGTGCCTCCACCTATACTTAGAGCTGTATTGGGTGCAGCTGGTGGAAATGCAACAAAAGTAAATACAAAGGCTCTTACTAACACCGGGGCTGCAGTTCTCAGAGTAACATTTTGCGCTGTACCACCGACAATAATAGAAGTATCAGCAGGAGCTACAGACAACACACCAGTATTTGCAATTGTTGGATTCGTACCACCAGTAGTTGAAAGACCAGCGCCAAGGTCTAGGCTAATCACACCAGCATTAGCAATCTTAGGATTTTGTGGATCAGTATTATCTACTGATATGCCTAGACCTTGTGTCAGCGAAACAAGTCCATTAGATGAAATTGAAACAATCCCAGTAGGATTTGAAACATTTACAGAACCATCTGCAGGTAAAATTTGACGAACTCCAGTGTTACCAATGACAGGTATCTGAGGATTAGTATTATCTACTGAGATACCTTGACCCTGTTGAATAATAGTAATAGAGTTGGATGTTATGATAGGGTTATTAGGATCTGTATTATCTACAACAATACTAGTTCCATCACCATTCACAGTCCTAACACCGTTATTAGTAATAGTAGGATTATTAGCAGGCCCTGAGATGCCAATTGCAGTACCTGGTGTGATGCCTAATATACCTGTAGAAAGGGGGGAGAGTTCAGAATATGATGCACTTGCAGAAGGATCTGCACCACCAGTAAGAGCAATTTGATTTGTTAAAATATAAGAGGCTCCATTCACTGGGCTGATTACAACATCATTCTTAAAATAGGTCTGAGTCACTAACCACGTCCCGCGCCAATTCATTGTCGTGGGAAGTACCTGTAAACGTTCGTATGGGTTTTGTAGTCCTTGAACACTCATCTATTAAGGTAATATTATTTAAGAAAGGCGAGCAAATGATGCAGTCACACCACCAGTGAAAGTGAGAACTGTAGCTGTAGCACTCTGAACGCCTGACACAGTCAGAGTAGTTCCATCAGCCGGAAGAGTCACAACAACAGACATCGGGGAACCAGCACTAGAGACACTAGCACCAAAGGAATGAGTGCATAAACGAGACACAGGAGCAGTGCCGTTAGGTGCTACTGTCCATATTGCATGTTCTGCTGCCACAAAAGGAGGCGTTGCAACAGTAGCAGTGTAGTCTAACTTCACAAGCCAATTAGACACCACAGCAAGAGGTGCTGCAAGAGTCAGTGTCAACCCAGCAGTTGCAGCCAAAGCACCAGCTGCAGTACCACCAGTCACAGCGGCGGTAGTCTGTCGAAAAGTCTGAAGCCCTTCACCCTGAGCAGGAGCCCAGCCAGCAGCCCTACCACCTGCACTACCAGGATCAACAGCGGAAAGAATGCAAGAAGCCAAGTTTGCAGACCCGCTCCATGCCTCATACACATATAAGCCACCATCAGTAGGAGATCGCACCATGTCATTAATGAAGTACTGGGTCGTCGCAGACCATGTCGCATTGTTAGTTGTTGCATCCTGAGAACGCAGATTCATCACGTAGGGCTGTGCACCAAGAGCCTGAAGTGGGTTAGCGAGGGACTCTAAAGCCATTATACTAAGGTTTTATAAAATAATTCTACCGGAGTAACAATAGAATTATTTTATTTTATTTTTTTACAATAAGAATTTCTTTTTACATTAAGCGGGAGGCAAGGCTAGGCTTTGCCATTCTGGAACGATCGGGAGCCTCGGCAGATTCCCTTCTTTCACTGTTACGGGGTGCATACATCATGCGGTTAGCCATGCGGAGCATCTTGCCACCTACCATGCGAGCCAGGCCGGCCAGAGTGCCAGCAGGAGCCAGAGGTGCTGCAATGATGTCCTGCTCAGACAGCACACCCTTGATGATGCGAGAAGAGCCACGAATGCTCTCAAAGAACCCAGAGTTAGCAGTGATGATGAAAATCTGGGGGCGCACAGAGAAGGCATAGGTGTTACGCACCCTCAAGTTAAACTGCAGAGTGAAGTTACCCACCAAACTAGGTGCTTGACCCTCCTGAAGAGTCAGATCAACACCAGGCTTTAGCACCAGGAATCCACCAGTAGTGCTGACAGAGCGACCACCTGCTCCAGAAGCCACACGACCACGTCCAGACCAAGTGTTCCAGTCCATCTCCAGACCGTTACGCACACTCATTGCATAGAGTTGCTCGGAGGTGTGAGAAGACAGCAGACCAGAGAAGTTGTCAAAGTTCACACTCAAAGGTGCAATAGAGCGAGAGCCATTATAAGAGGTCTCAACAGGCAGGTATGCTGAGCCAAATTGAGGAAGAGTAGGGTCACGAGAGCGATCAACTGCCGTCTCTGCCGGGTCTGCAATAGCCTTCACGTAGATAATCAGCAGGTCAGGAATCTGAGGCAGAGTAATAGTCTGAGACACCAGCTGTGTTGCATCATTAGCCGCAAGAGGGTTAGCCACCTGGGTAATGTAACGAGGGAATTCCAGGTAAGGCACACAACTCTTGGGGGGCAAAGGGATAGAAAGAGAAGGAGTCAGGAACTGCACATGAAGTTGGGAGTCACTAAAGGGGCCGTTAGGGGCGGTACCATTGTAAGTCACAGGGGGAGAATACTGAGTAGGAACGACAGATGTTCCGTAGTATAACTTGGTCGTTGTGCCGACATACTTGTCACGCAGACGCAAAGCCCTGTTAGGGTCGCGCATGTTCATTACCAGCTGAATGTTGTTAATGCCAAAGAGACCAGTGTCCTCAGCATGCTCATTAGCAAAGATAAAAGGACTCAGAGACAGCTTCTCAGTAGTCCTGAACTGCAGGTAGACACTGTAAATTGCGTTCACCACACCAGCACCCTGATCGGTAGATACGGGAATACCATCTACCACATCTACAGTGTTGCCGTAAGCATCAACGTAGGTCACAAGAGGCACACTTGGCAGAAGAGCAGCACCAGTAGGAGTAGTGAACACAAGATTATTCCAAGAGCCGTTGGTAGGCTCGGCATAGTCGTGGGATGCATTGGTATAGCCAGAAATAGGGTCATTCTGAGCATTCAGAGCATCGGCGTTGTCCTGGTACTTGTCCAACATAGTAGGGCAGGTGCGCTGCAGCCTGTTACCACGGTAATCAGTCAGACGCATGATCTCAGTCAGCACATCCTGAGAGTTAATCGTGGTGGTAGTGTCGTTAATGGTTGCCGTAATGGTGGCGCACAGGGAGTTTAAGGGGAAGGCAGCCAGGGAGCCGTCTACACCCAACTCCAGCAGAGGCTGACCTACAGGATACTGGCCACCAGCACTGTCACCAAGCTGCACATCTACACGCAGATTGACAGTGGAACTCCAATCCATGTCACGGGCTACATACACGTTCTCGGAAGGGACGTAAATGTTGTAACTGTGTTGACTCTGGCTCTGAGAGATAGCCGTGAAAGGGCTGTTGGTGATAGAAAGAGCGCCCTTCTCCACTGCATAACTTGGCTGCTGCTGCACAATACGACTGTCATAGACGGCTAACTTAGCTATGTCGGAACTCATAACTGCTTATACTAATGGAAAACAAAATAAAATAGAAAATAAATTTAAAATAACGAACTTTAACAAATAGAATTTAAAGACAGCGGATCTGCCAGATTAATATATGCTCTTTCTTCCAATCGAAGGGCTTCGTTGGTAGTAAAAGCAAATGTTTTTATCACTTCTATCGTGCAAAGATGCCATCCACCTAATGCAGCAATTGCCTTATAGACTTTTCTGCCGGGATATAGAGTAGACTTTTTATAGTGCGTTAGCAATCTGGCTGATAAAGAACCCCTTGTAGATCCTATATAATACTTTGAACCAATGTTTATCTTGTAAAGAAGAGCTGTAGCCGGGACGTTTGGAATTCTGCCTAGAGCTATAGGTGTAGGTGTGACAATTTCCATTTATTAACTTATTAACTTATTAGATTAAAATCTAACCGTTAATATCTCTAAGATCTGAAGTCTACTTTCCTAAACATCATCTTAATAGACACATCTGAAGAGTTAGCCATTGTCAAAGGGATCAATTCGCCGGTGAGTCTGTATCTCCACCATACCTGAATATCTATGTTTCTGATCTCCTCATGGGAAGCCTGCATACTGAGCAGTCTATATTCTGCAGTAGGCTCATAGAGAGCGAAAGATCTCCATCCTTGGGCTGACTCAAGTTGTTGATCTATAACAAAGTCACAGATGATAGGCTCGAAAGAACTCTGAGCCGGGACAGACTTGCCACTTACGTTAGTCTGATTGAGTTCCACAGGCGCTGCATTAAACTCCTTCTTAAGGGGAATCAATGCTGATGTAAAGACTATATTCGCCACAGGACTCCACATAGTGTCTGTAGAGCGATAGTCTTGCCTTGAAATCCAATAGAGATTTTGCTTTGAAGCCGGGAGGAAGAATAAGGGATTGTAAATTGGTGGTGGCACTGCATTCAGATTCTGGAGCGAAGGATTATTATTCAGAATGTTTCTGTATTGCTGGTTGGTAAAGAGAATCTCATTTGTATACAGGAAAGGAAGAACAGATGCAGTAGGTAATAAAGTCAATGTGTTCTGTGTTAGAGGCATGACAATAGATGAACCAGATACAGCACCAAGATAGGTGTTGTTAAAGTTAGATAGCAGATCAAAGAGCAAGTCATTAAAGAACAGACGAAGATAGCAAGAGGATTGAGGAGCTGCTGGGTCACCTGGATTATAAACTGGTTGGACAAAGGCAGGGAGACCATCCTGCACACCCTGGACGGTTGCGCTTAATGGAATCTGACCAGAGACATTGAAGCATCTAGTATCACCGTAAATTTCAAAGAGTCCTGTTACCTCATCAAAGTAAAGTACCGGAACATCTTGGTCAAGGAGAAAGGAATCAAATGTAGGGTAAGGGTCTACTGTTGGTGAGCCAGTAGATGCCACCTGATCAATCCAAGCCTGCTGCCAAGCTAACCATAGAAGATTCATTGACTCGAGCATTGCATTGTTAACCAACTGAACAAAATGCTTATAGGTGTAGATCCAATAGTAGCGAGTACTCAAATCTTGCTTTACAATCCCAGTGGCGGGGGAAGTAGGAACAGGGGCCACTGCAGCATTTTGAGTCTCAGGAATATATATGATAGGCGAAGAAGGAGGTGTCAATGTAATCATTGCAGAAGCAACAGCACCACCGCCAGTTGTATAAAACCAATTACGCTGGTAGGCAATAGTAGTATAATACACAGTAAGAGTCGGATTAGTCTGAGTAGTAAATATATTTCCATTTGTTTGTATGAGAGGAATAAAAAGAGGTAGATTTTTACCGGGGCCGTTCATAGCAAAGCGGATGATAGAGAAATAGTATTGAGAGGCATCTCTGATGATTGGTGCATCACGAGATTCATTGAAACGGATAGGGCTCTGATAAGAACTAGAAGTCAGATCAGATGTCTTCGTTGCCGTTAGCGTTGCGTTATAATAAATCATGTCACTGTCAGCCCCGCCATCGACTATACTCCTAAAACTATATGCCATTTCTATTATACTAAAGGGTTTTTTATTTTCCTAATACTTCCATTGTCTCACGAGTTACAAATTCATCAGGAGTTAAACCAGTGCTTTTTATCATTGACCTATATCTGCCGATAGGGTATTTAGAGTAAAGAAGACGGCAGACAACGTGCCGACCACAAGTCTGAACATCGTCTTTTGTTTTCTGAAGAGCCACCTTATTGTAAATTACTCTACAACCGGAGTCTTCTAATAATTTTGTTAACAATGGTTGATCCATGTGAAGGACTCTTTGTGTATCCTTGTCAGGCTTCTGCTTATCAGGATAGTGACCGTAAGAATCAAAAAATTCTATTTGCCTTGCATCTTTTATTAGACCAACCCAATGACCTATATTTGCTGATTCTTGTGGGAAGAAAATAACGGCTCTGCCCTTCCTATCAAAGAGTTGATTGATGTCATGGATATCCTTTAGATGAGGGTATGATGTTATCTTGCACTCAGATCCTAATAGCCGTTTAATATCATCATCACCGAGAGAATAGGCTTCTGCCCTTTTTTCAGCGCCTCCATCCATTTCTAATATTCCATACATTTAAACATAAGTCAGATTATGGGACAACTTGAATAATAGAAAAGAATGTATTTTCTGCTGTAGCAGTTCCAACAGAAGAAATGTATATCCAAGGAGAATAATACCATGTGCCTATTCCAGGCGTATCTACTACCGTCACATGAAATGAAGCAAATCCAGATACTGAACCATTCTGATACATTCTATAGCCATTACCAGTATTTAGAGGTAATGTCATAGATGACGCATTTGCTAAATTAGTTACAGCACCTAGGGCAGTAGCAGCACGACCAATTGTAGCAAAATAGGTATAACTACCAGCGATTCCTATTGATACCTGTCCGATGATTAGAATTTTTGTAGTAGCAGATGTTATAGTAACAGATTGAACAGTAATCTGAGTATTTGTAGCAGTTGGAACAGTTACAGACAAAAGAGAATAGCCAGACCCTCCTGCGGGAATACCAGCAAGCCATGAAAGAGTAGATCCAGTTGCTCCAGTTGCTCCAGTTGCTCCAATTGCTCCTGTTACCCCCTGCAGACCAGTATCACCAGTAGGCCCAGTAAACCCAGTAGGCCCAGTAACTCCAATTGATCCAGTTGCTCCAGTAGGCCCAGTAAACCCAGTTGCTCCAGTTGCCCCCTGCAGACCAGTAGGCCCAGTAAACCCAGTAGGCCCAGTAAACCCAGTTGCTCCAGTAGGCCCAGTAAACCCAGTAGGCCCAGTAAACCCAGTAGGCCCAGTAAACCCAGTAGGCCCAGTAACTCCAATTGATCCAGTTGCTCCAGTAGGCCCAGTAAACCCAGTTGCTCCAGTAGGCCCAACACCACCACCTCCTGTACTTGGGAAAGGAGCCCATGATGCAGAAGGAGCCGGGACCGGATTCTCATTTAGTGATGTAGTAACCCCACATGCATAAGATACATTTGTAGATGCTAGAACAATATCGCCATAATGATATAATGTTGTAGGACTCCAGTCGCCTGTCCATCTTAAGATCCCACTTGGAAAAGGTGCAGCCATTCTATTAACTGATATATATTAAACTTATACTAGGATTAGACAGCTAGGATTGGAAAATTTGTCTGAATATAGCCTGTGCTTGAAACGACTGTCCATGGAAGTATAGGGCCTCCTACAGTATTGCAAGTCCCTTGTAACTGTATAATCATTGATGATGGAGATGTCGGAAAATATCTTGAAAAAGAGCCATTATATCCGTTATGTGTGGCAATTACTCCAGCAGGTCTTAAAAAGTTTATAGTTCCTAACGAGTTAAATGAAGTGCCTCCATTATTACTATAAAATAATTCTAATAATAAACTTGGTGCTGAGTCACTAGTGCTTTGACAGACAACATTAAAATTTAAAACTCCTGCGCCTGTTACAGTTGGAGTAAACACTACATTCCAAAGAGGTTGCTCAGTTGCATTAACACCTGTTGAGGCCTGATCGATTTCAAATGTCTGTATTGGAGCAGCAGACGTTGCTAGAATGACATTTATATTATCTCCTGTGTTGGTTAACCCAGTTCCTGCTGTTACACTAAGAATGGGATAGGCAACCTCAAGAAGTATATTTCCACCACTGGTGCTATAAATTCCATTTTGGCAAGATTGTGTAATAACTCCTTGCACACCAGACAGACTTGTAACCCCAGCAACACCCCCTCCTTGATTAGGAAATGGAAACCAATCGGAAGAAGGTTGAGTGGCCGGATCGACATTAAGAGATGTAGAGACTCCACAAGCATACGATACATTTGTAGACGCAAGTGCAATGTCACCATAGCGATAAATTGTATTAACAACCCATGAGCCAGTCCAACGCAAAACTCCTGATGGAAATGACATACTATATATATAGAGTATAATATATTCTATGTATAGTGTAGAATGGACAAGAAAGCCAAAGCAAAAGCCAAGGAAGAATTAGAGAAGTTTAAGAAGCCAATCTATAAAATCTCATCAGGGACGACTAAGAAGATCTTAGATGTAAAAGGAGCATCAGAATCAGATAGAATCTGGCTCAATAATTATATGGAAAATAAGGTGTCGGGTGAATGTCTACCACCGTCTCTACTCACTAATGAGTGTTTTAATATCATACAAAGACTATATGGGACAAATGCCGGGGTATTCTTAGAAAAGATTCGCACTGATTGGAAGCAGCAGAATGGCTTAGCCTAGTCTTTAATTAACATCCGTGCATAGTGAGCAGATACAATGTACTGTGGGAAGGTTTTCTTGACGCAAATCCATCTCCCTAACTTTCTCAAATCCCGGACATCATTCTTATCCATCCCAATGTAATTTTTAAGAAGATAGTTCAAGGCATGTGCGCTTGTACTCATAGGATACAGAACAAAATGAGTGGCTTCTAATAACATTAGACGACTCTTCTTGTAGTTATTCAAATAGTGTGACAATATTAAGATGCTAGTGTTGCTATGACGACCCATAATAGCGATATCTTCGATAAGTTTCAATACTGCCTTTTCCTCAGCTCCACCAAATGTGTCCCAGTCATCTGCAATAAGCATGCAGTCTTTGAATTCATCTAGATCGGGGTATGAGTCCACAAGACTCTGAACATTTATTCGTTTACAAGGTTTCTTCATTTTGTCTAATGTCCCCGGATCGGCATTTAGTTTTGAAATAAGATAAACATGCCTGTCGGGAAAGAGTTTCTGATAATATTCTGCAATTCCTTTTGCAATAAAGGATTTACCAGAACCAGAAGCACCTGCAATGTAAAACACGTCTCTTTTTTTGGGATCTGCAGATGGTAACAATTCAAACTGACCTGACTCAAGCGAGACATCTTTAGAGAGTTTTGCATCAGCAAGAATGCGTTCATATAATTGTTTGCCTATTGAGGATTCTCCAATAAGTTGATCTGGTTCTAGACCCTTGTCACGCGCTTCAGAAAGCCGGACAATTAATTTTGTGCGTTCTGCAGGTTTTAGTGTTCGCAGTTCACTTGCATACTTGTTAGCATCTATGCATTCCCCTTTCTTGGAAGATCCAATAGTTCCTTCATGAAGATATAGGATTTTGCTATTATTTTCACCACCTCTAACAATCGCTATTGGTGTCGAATCTTTCTGTGGTTCGTAACCTATCGATGCCATACTATCTTCTAATATATTTGATTTTTTTAATTGTTGACTCATTCAAAATTCCCTGTAATTCGGTATGAAGAGAAAAGATAGCAGGTTTCAGAGTCTTGATAGGCATTTTCTGCATTGATTCAATTCTCCCTATAATTTCGTGTTCAGCATCAAGAAATTCCTTTAATGAATAAATTGATCCCATACGAGCCTTCATCTCATCTAGATTATATTTGATTTCTGTGACTGGTGGGTTTCTTTGCTCTAGGAGAATATATAAAGATTCTAAATCACCAACAATCTGATATAGGCGACCAAGATCCGAATTAAGGATTGGAAGTAGTAATTCAATTTCAGAATATTTTTTTGTCATTTTGGCCAATGAAAATGCTCGTTTGAGTGCTTTGAATGGGCTTCGATGGTTATAATAAATAATATCTTCTTTCAATGCTTCTTGAACCTCGGCCGGAGATTTATTTGGTGTTACACGTTTATTGCCTAAGAATAGATTATAAATCATACTAAATTCTGAAAATTGATTGTCAACAGATGCAATTAGATCTAATTTTACCATTCCTCCTGATGCCAATGCATCTTCTAATAAAATCTTGTAGCCTCGGACTTCTTTAACCCCCTCCAAGACTTCACTAGGTTTCCAACGAAGAATATGAAATCTAATTCCCTTACTAGCTTCTATAAATGAAAGAGGAGAATCTACATTGCGTAAAAGGCGTTCTGCACCCTTATACTCTGCATCTGAAATAATTTTATCTGCCTTTAGCTTATCCAAAACAGCAAGAGATTCTAAGAGTTTAAAATCTAATACTTGTGACTCTTCCTTCTTTTCCATTCCTCTTCCATAAAGAGATTGAACTGCTTCTCTAAGTCTAGCGAGTTCGACTGTTGATTTCAAAGGTGCACTATCCTTGCGTTTAGCCAGTTCAGCAGCGATAGCAGCTTTAGCCTTTTTAGCTGCAGCAGCAGCAAGAGCGGCCTGTGTCTCTTTAGAATGTTTTGCTTTATACATTCCACCATGTAAAGAACCTTTTACCACATTCCATTCCGGCACCTCACCTATTTTAAAATCAGTTATATAACAATCTTCCCTAATTCTCTTTATAACATTCTGAATATCATTAGCACAATCTGCAAATGATTTAATATGAACATCATCGTTCGCATCATAATCTCCTGAGTATTGTTGACTTCTGATAGATGCCGATCCCAATATTTTAACTCCTTTTAGACCAGATATAGACGCTCTTTCTAAAATGTCTAATACAGAGTCATTGTAATTTGCTGGAAATGCTTTTTCTTTTACTAACATTACACCTTCAGCAAGCATTACTACCTAAATGATATAATAAATTTTCCTTCTTCTCTTCTAATCCCTAGACCACTTAATTCATTTCTTCCGGGTTTTTTAGTCTTAGTCTTAGTCTTAGTCTTTTCTTTCTTCCCTGTCTTTGCTGTGCTAGTGCTTTGAACAACTACGTTTGAATCTTCAGGAATAACGGTGCCTACGGTGCATTCCATTATAAGATATTCTAATAAGCCGGAACATATTATTGTTACGATTAATTTTTCGTTTATTTATATAGAATGGATCGCATGGTATATTTTAATGAATTAGTTGGAGGAGGTGCGCCTATCAACATCCCTAGACCTGAATTCGTAAAAGAGCATAAAAATCTTTTAAAGGTTCTCCGAACCGGGACTAGTTCACAAAGAAAAAAGGAAGCTGCAAAACAAGAAAGTGAATTAGCAAATATAATGAAATAAAATATATGTACTCAGTATATAATGGCACGAGCAGCAAGAGCAGCATTAGCCGATGCCCGAGCAATGGAAGAGCAGAATCTTAGACAGCAGATGCATGGTGGTGCATTTTATGGTGCAGGAATGCGAGTAGGGGGAAGTGCAACACCTTCTATGGGTCTCAGTCAGTTTCGTGGTGGTAAGCATTGTAACTCTTGTGGATGTTCTCCTTGTGAATGTAGTTCATCGGATGAAGAACATCAAGGTGGTGGTATATATTCTTCTATTGCTTCTGCTGTTGGAAGATTTGGTTCTACTACAGCAAGTCGGGCTGCTGCAGCTGCTGAAGCTGCTAGAGTAGCGGCCGCAGAAGAAAGGGCTGCTGCAGCTGCTGCGGCCGCATTGTCCACTGGTCGTGCAGCTTTGACCAATGCACCTGTAAGCACCCTGGCACTTCGTCCTACTGGTGTTTTAGCCGTCCGCCCAGGTCTTGGTGCATACGATGCAGCGCTTGATCTGAGGGGTCTGTCAGGGTCAAAAGGTGCAGCAAATAGCACAATAGCCTCTCGCCTTGCTGCTATGGGAGTTACTCCTGCAAGACTTGCTGCTGCTTTAGCCGCAGGTGTTGGTCTTACTTCCCTAGAAGCTTATTTCGCAAGTGCTGGAACTCAGTTCCCCGGTGGTAACTATGATATGTTTCCACCACCAGGCCCTGGTTCTGGTGGCCCTGGTACTGGTGGCCCTGGTTCTGGTGGCCCTGGCACTGGTGGCCCTGGTTCTGGTGGCCCTGGCACTGGTGGCCCTGGCACTGGTGGCCCTGGTTCTGGTGGCCCTGGCACTGTTGATGTTCCTGCTGCTCTTAAACCTAATACTCCAAAGAGGGTTGTAGCAGCATATCTGCGCTCAGGAAATGCTCCTTCTCGTTATTTGGTCGGTAATCAGGCACAAAAGGAGGCTCTTGCAAGGTCTGAAGGTGCACTCACTGGTGGTGGTCGTAGCGCACGTGGACAAGCAGTCAAAGCAATTATGTCTAAACATGGTCTCAGTCTTCCGGAAGCATCAAGGTATCTGAAACAACACGGTAGTGCATAAAAATATATATATATACTATAGAATGGCTCGTAAAAGTAAACAAGAAAAACAAGGTGGTTTTCTTGGATCTTTATTTGGTCTAGCCGGCAGAGCTGCAGTTTCTGCTGGAACTAAAGCAGCAGCATCAGCCGCAGCAGCCGCAGCAGCGAGAACAGCCGCAGCCGCCGCAGTAAGAAACGCAGCGTCTACGGCAATCGTTCCATATTCAGCAGCAGCAGCAAGAGCCGCTCTTATTAATTCGGCTAATACAGCAGCACAATCAGCAGCAGCCGCAGCAAAGTCACAAGCATCTCTGGTAGGTCGTCTTACTGCTGCTGCACAAAGTGCACCTGCAAAATATCTGTATGCCGCACTTGGAGCCGTAGGTACTGGATTATCTATTGGGTTACCAATTCAAGATAACGCAATTAATAAGGCAGCAGCTGCAAGAACAGACGCAGCCGCTGCCGCTTCTCTTGCTGAAACTGAAGCAGCAAATGCTGCTCATGAAGCAGATAAGAAGTTCTATGAGGATGAAGCAGCGAAAGCCAAATTGGCCATAGAACAAGCAGCCCTAGATATTAAAAATGCTAATGCAGCTCAAGATGAGTATAATAAGCAAATGAAAAACAACCAAGATGCGTTTGATAAATTCATTAAAGAACAAACAGATGCTCAAGAACAAGCAATAAAGGATCTTTTGTCTCTTGGTTCTTTGGTAGCACCACCGACAACGGTGCCACCTCCTCCTGTATACGTTCCACCACCGACGACAGTAATACCAGCTCCTCCCGTATTCGTACCACCACCACCTCCACCTCCACCTGTATATGTTCCTACAACACCACCTACGGTGAATCCTACTCCTGTTCTGCCTTCTCCCGTATTCGTACCACCACCCGCCTCCGTTGCTCCACCTAAGCCTGTTGTTTTACCTCCTAAGCCTGTTGTTGTACCTAGCAAGGGTTATAGAAAGGGTGGTTCAAAAAAGAGTAACGCTAAACAATTAGCACTACTTTTAGACCTTCACGAGATGCAATAAGATTGTTGGTCACAGATATTTATACTAAACCCTTAATAGAAAATGCCTTATGAACTTGTTAAAGTCGGTAAACGTTACCAAGTTATTACAACAACTACGGGTAAACCCCATTCTAAAAAACCAATGTCAAAGAAAAACGCAGAGGCGCAACTTAGGATATTAAATGCTCACACAAGTGTTGTAGATTTTCTTGGTGGTGCGATTGGCTATGTCAAAAACAGTGCAGCCAATAGGACTGCAGCAGACCTAGCAAAGGAACAGGCATACGGAGAAAATATATCGGGCGTAATTTCTGGTACGCCAGGTCTCCTAGTATCCGCAGCCTCTGTGATATCAAGTTTGCCAGAAGTTGAAAATTTTGCTAGAAGTTTAGGTATCCAGACTGCAGCATCAAGAGCAGAAGCCCGTGACGAAGCCGATACAAAAAGAATTGAAGATTATTTTAATCAAGCTGGGGTTCAACATTACATAGAAATGAATACCAGGGCGCAGGAAGCCAATTTAAATCTCATTCGTCTAAGAAATGAGCGTGCTGGTAATAATAAAGTGTATACTGAAGAAGAAATACAAGCTGCAATAGACGCACAACAAGAAAATGCCTTTAAAGAAGCAAGTTCTAGGGAACTATATGATCTTCAGCGAAAAGCTCTTGTAGATAAACAAAATGCAGAACGTTTAGCACATCAACGCGCTATCGCTCAAGAACAGAATCAACAATATCAATCCGGCCTAAATCAGAAATCCCTTGCTGTTCAAAGTCAAGTAACAAACGTCCAAGAATCTTTAAGAAAGGCTAGACTCCTACAGCAACAGCGAGTACAAGATCAACAATTATTTTTAACAAAGGCAGAAGATATTAGACGTAAAGATTTCTTTGATCAAGAGCGTGTAGCAGCAGAAGCAAGGCAGACAATGATTGCAGCAGAGCAGCGTCGACAGGCAATCAAAGCCGCTGCCCTGGCCGCAGCACCCCCTAATCCTGTAACATCTCCACAAATGATCCCGACTCTTGGCCGTCGTTTACCTCCATCTGTTTTATGGCATCCTTAATTCTGTTGCGGGATTTTTTTTTAAATATATTACCTTAATATAAATGGCGGCTGTTGCAACAATGAAGCCAGGTGGACAGCATGCAGTCCAACAGACTTTCCCTTATGTTTTTCAGCAAGATTTTCAGGCTGGCACCGGCTATTTTCCGTCAGGTGTAATGCCTCCTATGAATTTAATGACAGGAGAGACTTTTCAAAGTGAATATCATAGGCAGAAGCGCAAAGATGCAGTTCAGAGCGTCTACAATGGTATTCAGAATGATCGCTCAAAAGAAAGAAAACTTTTAACAGGAACTGCTAATTATCATCTCCCTAGACCTGTGCTAGGTCAGCGTGTCTTTGCAAATCCTTCACTTGGTGCAGGCTCAGACTCTTCTGCTCGTCGTGATGGCTTTACGGCTCCTTGGGTTATTGTTCAGAATCAAATCCCAACTATCCAGACTGTTGCTGATACTACTCGCTCTCTTCATGGTGGTGTAATGAAGACAAGAGAAGGCTTTGATTACTATACTAACAATCTCAAAGCGCGCATAGATCAATTGGACGCAATGAATTCCCTCGCCACTGGCATGCCTGTACCACAGGGATCCCTTACAAGGCCTGTTTCAGATTCTAGGAACCAAGGGTCTATCGATAAGATCGAGTTCTTCCTGCTTCTCCAGACATTGGAAGATTCTATCACATCAGGTGATCTTACTCGGTTTACTTTTGATAATCTCAAAAAATTAATGGCTGCTATGTTTCGCTTTGGGCCTACTGCAGAAAAAGAGGATTTTCAAGATATGATTAAGTCTATTTCTAATATCCGTCTTGACTTGGAACAGGGTATTAGTGAGACGGCTGGTGAACAGAATGCTTTTGAAGACATGGCTTATGCAGAGACACTTACACTCTACATGGAAGGTCTCAATGAGTACGTTGCTGAGATGTACAAGAATATAAATCTGTCAGAAAGGGATCGTAACACATTATCTAAGAGCCTTGTTAAGTCACTTGGATTCGCACGTCTACAGAAGAAGAGAACTTCAACTGAAGTGATAGAGGCAGTCAGAGATACTAATCCTAGGGTCAATCAAGTTGCAGAAGATGGAGATGATTATTTTGATGATGATGATGGTGGTGATGGACATTTTAATCACCCTGCAGAAGCTCGTGAAGATGAGGATCAAGATAACGCACCAAGAGCGCCTTTTGCTGGTGAAGGTGGTGATCCTAACAGAGAAGCATGGGGTGCTGAAAGAGCGCCAGGCACACGAGACCAACAATTTGCCTATTTTGGTTCACAGGCGGCCGATATGCCCTCAATGGTTCAGCCTCTTGGATCATCGGGTATCGAGTTAGCAAGTGTAGGCGTTAGTAACCAAGCCGCGGTGTCGGCTGTTAATGATGCAATTGATACACTTTTACCCAATGGGGCTATTGATCCAGAAAATAGAATGAAAGAACTTCAACAACAAATATCAATGGGTTTTTTAAGAAATTATAGGACATTTGCCGACGATGTTGTTACTTTAGCCTCCAGTAATGGTGGTTTATCTAAAGATGATATTGTTAGTGCTATGCGCACCTTTATGGATGAGTTTCCAGGTGTATTTGATTCATTTATTGCAGCAAATTCTTCATTTCCGTCTTATTTGCAATCTCCACCAACTCTAAGACCTTTACAACAACCTACTGATATATTTGCTCTACCACCCCCACCTACTCTAAGACCACCACCACCACCACCACCTCAGCCCGAGGCTCCTAAGCCCACTAAGGCCGCTAAGGCTCCTAAGGCTCCTAAGGCTCCTAAGGCTCCTAAGGCTCCTAAGGCTCCCAGGGCTCCTAATGCAACCACGCCTACTCTTCCAGGTGGAATTAAGACTCGTGCAGATTTAAAAGAGTTAAGTGAAGCAAAACTAAGAGAATTTTCTCGTTCACTTGGTGAAGCTTTTGGTGGGCCTTACAATGCAAGGGAGGGAACAAAGATAAAGGCGCAAAGAATCGCCCTTTATAGAAAGATTGGTTTAGTTATACCAAACTTCATTTAAAAATAATGAGTTGTCATGTTAAGAGTCATATAATCGCAATTCTTAAAACGTTCTACGTCATAAGAATTGAGACAGAGATACCCCATCGTTAAGATTCTAAATATTTAAGAGTTCTGATAATTACTTCTACTTTCTGAGATATTAATTCTACATGTGCAAGATGTTCAAAGTTTTTTATTTCACGCCACAATATAGACAATTCATCTCGAATTTTGCCTAGATTCTCTATTAAAACAGGTACTTTCAGCGTCCCGGGCATTATAAATAGGGCTTAGAAATAAATATAGAATACAACTAGATGCTAACTTGGCAACGCACTTTCTCAATTAGAAAAGAAGTTAGTAAAGGATCCGTGATTTTAAGAATACCATTTGTGTCTTTAGTTGTCTCAGATTTGTCTGTTGATAGTTGGTCAATTAATAAACCAGGTAATGAAATGGTCATCATGTTACAGAAAATAGAGAGGGAGTGCCTTGCTGAGAAGATGTTAGAAGAGAAAAGAAATAATTTTGAAAAGTTTGCAGTTTATCCAGGGGAGCGTCTGCAATAAATGCTCTAATCCTATATTCGGCTGATATTAAACAACTGGCTTTTCATAATAAGAAATATTATCTTGATGAGTATTCAGCACTGAACCATCTCTTACATGTAATTGCATATTTCTACCGAACCAGGCTGCATTCGTGGCGGATGGAAAAGAATTATCTGTGCAGAATTCAATAAAGGCATTATATAACTCAGAAGCAGATAACTTCTTGCCGTCCCAATTCCTGACGAACTTCTGCTCAGAAGTCATCTCAGAAACTACTACAGACTCCTGATAGTCATTCACGGGTAGTAGTTGCACTTGAAAATTTGAGATGTCTACATTTAGAAGATATTCTGCAATATCCCTACCACCTTCAGGGGTAAATAAGACATTTCTGACCTCATTCCAGAACATAAATTCACCCTTTCTTTTCTTAGAGCAATTCATAAGAACAAATCGTCCTTCACCATCAGACAAATCAACTGGGTTTGACTTGTTGGTTGTAAAGATGAATCTGGCAAAGTTATCTGCAGTTACTTCTTTTACTCCTTTGGGGTTGGCTGTGATTTGTCTGGCAGTGATGGAAGTCTTCAATTCAGATGCATTTTCAAAACACTCTTTCTTACTTGTCTCTTCAAGTTTGATAAGAAACTTATTTATCTTTCCCATGTCATGATTGCCAAAGAACTGAGAATTCTTAGTGTAATTTGTCGACAAAGGATCTCCTACTACGTATTTTTGTAAGAAGTCGCCGAGAGTATCCTTTCCTATTCTCTTCTCACCCGTAAGAACAATTCCAACGCATGGCAATTCACATGGCTTCTGCAACATGTGTGCAAAGTATTTGATCATATAATCTCTTAATATAGGATTGAAATTAGTATTCAAATCGACCAACTCTAAGAATAGTTCTAGAGGTCGTGTGCTACCAGATGCTTTAGCAGTTAAATATGTCCATCTAATTGGAACAGTGAACACATCATTACCTCTTTCTGCAAAAGACATTGAAGCACACATCATCCTTGTATTATCCTTTCTCCAGATATCTAAGAATCCTATAGTGTCACCCATTTTTTCAGATTGTTTGAAGCACCATTTAGTATTGAGATATTCGTGTGCATGTGTCAAATCCATGATTAGTATAGAACCATTATCTCTAATTTCTACATATTTATCTGCATCAGAATGATAGAAATGATTCACTTCGAATTCCCTTTTCATTTCCTTGTATGCTTCTAAACTAACTCCCTTGACTACTTCTTCAGCAATAGAAGGCATATCAAATGATGAGAATTCCTTAGTTACAAGACTGATTGTATATCCAGTTTTATCCAGGATTGCTGATTCAATTTTTTTCAAATCACAGACAATTCCCTCCCGCTTCCTAATCATAACACCATCATAACAAAGCACATCTACTGACCATCCTTCTTTTTCCAAATGTTCCTTCATAGCTAACATGCAATGACGCTCCTCTGTTTGTAAAATAAAGGCTAAGAATGAGCCATACATATTTTTTTCAGATTTACATGCCTTTGCCAGTTCAGAATATTCAACACGTTGGAATAGTTTCTTAGAAAAGCCACGCACTTCTTCCGATAATTCCCATAAAAAAGATTTTTGATTGCATGACCCACCATATAAGATAGAAATAATAGCAGCCTTAGCCTCATCACGTATGCAGTCATTCTCGGTCATTACATTTTTAAGATACAAATCCCTATTTGAGACATATTTATCAACTTCAGGGAGGTCAATGCTATATTCTTTTCTGGCAAATTGCAGTAAAAGAACAGGATGACAATTGACGATATCTATGTCATGATAGTATTCTTTGCATATAGTTCCCCTACATTCCTTCTCAAGTGTTTCAAATGATCCCTTAGTGCCGTAGAGTCTGCCGTAGCCCAGTTTACCAGCCGTCTTGTTAGATAGTTTATATGTGACAGTTTGTTCTGCAATTACAGAACCCTTTTTCTTGTTGTTGTAGATACTATTAATGATAGACACTTGACCGGGGTCTAGTTCTGCCTTTCTATCCCACAGGTAACCAATACTACGACGATTGAAGATTTGAACGGCGGTGAAAACCAAATTGGAGACTACTTGCATCCTTATACTTAGACATGCCAAAAAAACTTTAGGCCGGAGGTAAGTTTTTTTCCAATCCGGGGGAATAAAATCTGCCGGGAGTTTAAAGTCTGGCTTCTAAATTACGGAAACTCCCGAGCAGGGTAGATGGATGAACCGTTGCTCACTTCCAACCCTAATCGCTATATTCTTTTTCCCATAGAGCATCTTGATATGTTTAAGATGTATAAGGATATGGTTGCAGTTAGGTGGATAGTCGAAGAAGTAGACACGTCTAAGGATATGAAAGACTATGAAAAACTCCCAGAAGGTGAGAAGCATTTTATTAAACGGATATTAGGATTCTTTGCAGGGTCTGATGGAATAGTATGTGAGAATCTTGTAGCAAATTTTTATGATGAAGTGCAAGTGCCAGAGGCTAAGGCTTTCTATGCTGAGCAGATAAGCAATGAGCAAGTGCATTCTGAAACCTATTGCAGATTAATAGAAACATATATTGAAGATAAGAAAGAGAGATTGGAAATTCTAAGATCTATTAATACCCAACCCTTTGTAGCAAAGAAGGCTAAATGGGCTGAGAAGTATATGGACAGAAACAAAGCGTCTTTTGCTCAACGCCTGATGGCTTTTGCAGTAGTAGAAGGGGTATTCTTTAGTGGTGCTTTCTGTTGTATTTTTTATTTCAAGAGTCGAGGTATCCTTCCAGGCTTGACCTTGAGTAATGAATTTATCTCCAGAGATGAGGGGCTACATTGTGCATTTGCTGCTCTGCTGTACAGCAAACTGCAAAACAAGTTGACACAAGAAGAAGCTCATACTTTGATGCAAGAAGCGGTAGATATTGAATCAGAGTTTATTACAGATGCGTTGCCATGTAGTATCATTGGGATGAATGCTAAACTCATGAAGCAATATATAAAGTTTGTTGCGGATCGGTTATTGATTCAGTTGGGCTATAATAAGACCTACAGAAAAAAGAATCCTTTTGCATTTATGGAACGAATTAGTCTGGAGAGTAAAGACAATTTCTTTGAAAAGAAAGTAAGTAACTATGCTTTAGCAAACTCAGGGAAGACAGAAGAGCAGATGTCATTCAAGATGAATGAAACGTTCTAGACTGGGGCTACAGTAGCCTTTATTTCTGAAGCTGGTGGAGTAGTGCGATCAACATCTAGAGATACTTCTAATTTGCGCCCAAAACAATTTGATCTTATTTTAGTATGGTTAATAATTGCAAGTAATGCCCCCCCTACAGATGTAACAATTGCAACTATTGATACAATACCGGAGGTATCCATCTATATGTTAAATCTTTTTTTAAATCTGTGTATATTTATCACTCTATCGGTAGAATCTCCCCAAAGGATAAATCGACTTAAAGCTCCTGCTGTCATTGGGTTATTCCATGTCTCATTATTGGCATGACGGGTTAAGTATCTAGAACGCTGTTCTATATCATGGGTTAGTGTATAGTCATCCATTGGTATACCATTTCTTTTAGCACCAAAATGAATAGTCCGTGTTCTTCCATTGTCTTGCAAGAATACAGCCTTTAATTTTTTATCAGCCCTATCCGATTCCGAAATAGAAATTAGTAACACCATACTATTTATATTTTAGATTTTTTTTCTTGCATCATATAAGAAATGGAAGACCGCAAGTATTTCTTTGATGAACTTCATGACATACAACATTTAAACAAAATAACAGGTGGTTCCAGGGCTTCGGGATATATTAAAAAACTGTTAGCAATGCATAAGGAAGGTCTGGAAGTATTTGATATTAAAAAAATGAAATATGCTTCCGATCATTTAAAACAGTTCGGAATTTTAATTGATGAGGAGGAAGATCTTAATCAAGCAGGTACACGTGTAAGATACAATTTTGGTTCAACCGTACAAGAACAAGTAGACAACATAAAGGAAACTTTGTATGGTCTGCATGAACCTTTTGATAAACAGAAACAAGCAGTAGAAAAAGCATTAGAAATTTTAAAATATAAAGAAAATCATATCATACAGGAAGCCCGCAAACCACTACAAAGGGAGTTAATAATAGCATTAAATGATATTAAAAACAGACCTACATTTAGACAAAACTACCTTCCTTCACCCACTGGAAGTAATACAGGACATAGGATTATTGATCGTACAGATCTGGCTGCAGAAATTCCTGTATTTGAAAAGTCGGTTGTTGAAATAGTAGAGGAAGAGGTTAAGAAACAAAAAAGACAAGAAAAGAAGGAGTCAAAACAACGTATGGAAAAGAGTGACGAGGAAACAAGAGAAAGACTGAAAAAAGAAAAAGAAGAAGAATCTTTGGTCAATAAAGAAGCAATAATGCAAAAATACGGAAAAAATCCAGAAACTGATTTATTCTATAAAATGGCTTTTGTAGGAATAAAAGATCCTATAGATTATGATAGCAAAGATAAAGGAATTAAAGAAATTGGTTACAGTGGAAAAGAATTAGCATACACTTACCCAGGTTTTTGGACTAATTTTGAATCTTATTTAAATGATGAGTATGATAGTGTTTTTCTAAGAAGAAATGGAATAACTAAAGAAGAGTATGATCAAATTTTATTGGGAAAAGAAAAGAAAAATGAAAATATTCCAGTTAATAAAATTGTAAAACCAGTAGACGAAAGCGTTCGTGACGAGCATGGAAGACTGCTTTACATGAAGTCTGCATTAGAAAAGTTAGATAGTGAAATTAAAGAAGCAGAAAAGAAAGCAAATGATTATCTGAAAGAGAAACAAGAAATTGAAAGCACCAAATCCACTAAAGCATTAAGCAAATGGCAGGGTGCATTCACCAAAAAAGAAGCACAAGAGGCTGATGAAATTAACAAATTAATAGCTGGAAAAAAACTTCTTGCATCTGATCCTTTAGCAAAAGAGTATATCAAAAAAATGAAAGCATTAGAAGCAAGAGCATTAAAAGGAGTACATGAACGTTCTGCAAAACTTAGACAATTAAGGCAGGATTTAGATGATTTAGTAAGAAATAAACTAATAATGACTGGCGTAATTAAGCCTGAAGAAGAGGATACAGAAAATGATATATCAAATAGCAATATTTTATCACATGATGCTACTATGAATTTTTTCAAAATATATGAAAACAGAACCAAGCCAGCACCACCTGCAAAGGTCGCGGAGGTAAAAACAGATGAAAATCCAGATGAGGATTTTAGAGCCAAGTTAGGATATAAGGATACACAATATCAAAGCGGCACTAGTATTGTTTTAGATGAATTTAATAGAAATAGCCAAGTCCCTAAAGGTTACACAAAAGAGCAGGGATTCGCATGGCTGAAATCAAAATGGGGCGATCTATATCAAGAGGCCCTTAATAAATTAAAGGAAGTCGCACGCAAGAGTCGGCCTAGTTGGAACAGTAAGGATTATAAGGAATTCATAAGATTACCTTTTAAAGACGGTAAACAAATGATTGAGTTTTGGAAAGATGTTCTTGTAGCCGATCCTGCAATATATCACAATCTACATATCAACGCACACAGCACGAAAGCCCCTTCGCTAACCTCGGCTTTTTCAGAGTTTAAAAAATGGGCTGATAAGCGTTAAGATTTGTTAGATTTTAATTATTAAAGAAACAGATTGTATAATTTCATTAATCACAACATTTACTTCTGATTTTGAAAGACTACGAGGGCCTACTGTATTGCTTGGAAATATATGATTATTTATTTTTTCAATAATCATATCAATATAAGCTACTATATTATCGTTAAATCGTATAAAGTAGTGGGATTGAATGCTAAACTTTGACCCATCATTATTATAACATTTCCCTGCAAGACCACCTATTCGTCTGAACGCTATGTGGTATTTTTCATTTGGTTTTACATATTCAAACCCATCTGGATTAATTTTGTTTTCAATCTTTCTATCAGTATCATTTTTTTTCCATATTTGAAATACACAAGGAACATTATATTTAGAACCGTTTAATATAAATGAGTCTTTGTCAAGTTCTGTTGAATGAATAAGATGAAATTTCAAATCAAATGCATTATACATACTTGGTTTCGTGAATGATTTAGGAAGAATGAAAGCTATTATTTTTGCAAACTCGCAACTTTTTGAAATGAACGCCCTTGCTAATGATGATTGCCTTCCAAACGGAGGATTTCCAAATACTATTATATCTTTATCTAATGGTGGAATCCATTTCAAAAAATCTTGTTTGAGTATATCATTTGCTTTCGGTTCTAAGTCAAGTCCAATCTTTTTAAATGAAATTGGTATACTGTGTAAGAAAGACCCGTTACCTGCAGATGGTTCCACCCATACATATTTACTTGTAAAGGGTAATAAATTGATAATACTCTTGATGCTATTTTTTGCGACAATTTCATTTGTATAAAACTGTTCTTTCATATTTGTTCTCAATATTCCTGAATCTTGTTTTTTTCGAAATATAACAATCATAGATGGTCTGGGAGATGGCTGTTTCTTAGTAGGATTATTAGGGTCAATAAATGAAATACGCCCCTTAACAAATCTAATTTCAGCTTTGTTATAGACTAATTCATGAAACCATTTCGTATCTGTGCAAGTATTAATAAGTAAAACAATAGTCTTTTCCTTCATGGCTTCTTCAGATGATTTCTTAACAAACTCAGCTACTCGAGAATAAGGTGGATTGCAGAAGGTTGATGTACCCCACTCTGTTACAAGAGCATCGGGGTCTCCTTCTTTCCATGTTATAGGACAAGGGTCGTAGTTAAATTTAAACTCTAAATTCAGGGGGTCGTAGATGCTCTTAGGAGTTTGCCATTTATCTGAGTATCCTTTTTTTGATGCATTAATCATTTTAATTTAACCTTATATTTTAATATAAGATTAAAAAAAAATCAATTTTTGAGAACTGTTATTTTTTGAATACTAAGATTCACTGGCTGCCTTCTTAGCCAAATATTCTTGATAGATGGGATTTTCATCACCGAGTTTATTGTAAAAGTCTTTGTAATAGCCTTTATTGCGCCTATTGTTATTATACCCACTAAGGGCATAGAAGATAGATGTCATTGCAGTTTTTTGATAAGAAGCACTGAGAGTTTTAACAAATTCTAAGACTTTCTTTTTTTCCTTGATTAGAATTTTTGGACTACTAAAACCAGCCTTTGCCAATTTGTTTAGATATGATTTATACAGTTTAAGAGTAGACGGAGAATGTTCTGAACCAGTCTTAGCCTTATAGAGTTCTTCTAGGTTAGTCGGAAGATCAAATTGGTTCATCTAATGAGATGCAAACTAAAAAAAAAGGCCACTCAATTTTTAAAGTAAGCTAAAAAATCGATTGAAAAACGGCTATCCGAAAATGCCCTAAGCTGCACATCAATGACATGAAACTCCCCATACTCACAAGTATCTATGACTCTTAACTCTCTATATA